AATGTCATTCTTCCTGATGGTCGCAAGAATGAAGATAGTTCATGGTGCTCCACTGATGAGAAGTTCTGGTGTGACTTCTTGACTAAATCTACTCCTAAGGAACTTCATGGTTCAGTCAACGCTATCGTGAGTGAGTGCTAAATAATCCTGTCGCCTTCGTGCGCGACCGCTACAAACGGAATATACGCTACTATGAGACGGGTTTCACCACCCGTCTTTTTTTGTACAATCTGTTAAATACTATTGGTTGCCTTCGGGGACCACACAATAAAACTCGCTTATAAAAGGAGCATACAAATGACAGGACTTAGAAAGTTCGGCACGAAAGATCTTGGTGCCATCGTAGACGCTGCAGAAAGATACAGTGTCGGACTAGACGACGTTTTTTACAGACTGCATTCCTATGGAAAGGGATCTGTTAATGACGCATACCCTCCATACAATCTTGTACAAGAATCAAATGTCAAGTGGAGGATCGAAGTAGCACTTGCTGGTTGGTCTAAGGATGAGTTTGAAGTATCTACAGAATCAAATGTCCTTTTGATTAGATCAGTCACACCAAAAAACAAAGGTGAAGAGGAATACATGCACAGAGGTATTTCCAGTCGCACTTTTGCTAGAGGATTCAATTTATCAGATGATGTCGAAATCGGCACAGTTACTTTCAATAATGGATTACTGGTGGTAGAATTGAGGAGAATTATCCCTGAGCATCAAAAACTTAAGGTTTATGAAATCCAAGATACTCCAAATGCTGAGTCATCCAGTGACACTGTTTAATGGATTACTCGTAGGAAGTTTGATTGTGATCGGTCTCGCACACAACCATGCCCACTTCACCATGGAACAAGACGCTGATTCATATGTGAGAGCATGGTGTAAAAAGAATCCTGATACCTGTCAAAGTTACCTCGATGATTATTGATATATAATACATAATTAAAGAGACCCCAGGGGTCTCTTTTTATTTGAGGTTAGTATGAACATTTATCTAAACCTAAAACCGAATAACTATGATGGAGAATCCGATCTCCTAACATTAGACTTGCCGCAAAACTATCTTGATGATATAATGAGGTATGTTCGTCCCATTGCTGAACAAAAAGAAACTTCAGACATGAAAGTTCTGAAGGAACTATTTAAAGAAGCAGCATTTGAAATTTCAAGGAGATCCAATGAGCGTAAAAATCGTAAGAATAAAAAGCGGTGAAGACATCATCTGCGACTTACATGAAGTTATAACCAAAGATGAGCAGCAAAGTGTTGTAGGTTTTCAATTCAGTAAACCATATTCTGTTTTTCTGGAAACTGGAAATCAACGTGAGTTTCTGATTGAGGGCGACAGTCCAATTCAAGAGGAAGCAGAACCTATTCTGATGATGGAACCCTGGGTTCCTCTTGCAGCAAAGCAGCACGTTATCGTTCGAGCGGATGAGGTTGTCACCGCATATGACCCTCTGCCCGAAGTAATTAACAAGTACAATGAATTAGTGGAGGCAACCGATGGAAGAGTCACAGGTGAAATTGATCCTGTTGAAGACCAGGCATGAGTATCTGATTGGTAAAGTTACTCAACTGGATGAAGAACCAAGTTGTTTGATTGAAAACTGTATGCAAGTGACGGAAGATGACACCTTGTTGCCCTTCCCTCGCTTTACGGAACAACGTGACATGTTCTTGACTTCTGACATGATTCTGACTATACTGGATCCAAGTCCCAAAGTCTTGGAAACCTACAAGAACGCATGAGTTCCTTTTATACAAACATTCAACTGGCAGGAGATACTATCCTCTATCGGGGATACGAGAACGGCGAACCAGTTCAGTTTCGCACACAGTTCTCTCCTACTTTGTATGTTTTGTCTAATAAGGAGGAAGAGTTTCAAACACTGGATGGGCGATATGTGTCTCCCATTCAGTTTGGTGTAGCAAGAGAAGCACGGGACTTCATCAAGAAATACGAGGGCGTAGAAGGATTTGAAGTCCATGGATACGAGCGTTTTGTATATCAATATATTCGACGTGAGTTTCCTGGTGAAGTTCAATATTCAATCCCTCAGATGAAAATCTATGCACTGGATATTGAGGTCCAGTGTGAGAATGGATTCCCTGATGTAGAAGCGGCGGCAGAAGAAATGCTGTCGATCACTGTTAAAGACATGGTGTCCAAGCAATATTATTGCTGGGCAATGAGAGAGTTTACCCCACCTGAAGGTGTCAAGCATAAAATTTTCTGGACAGAAAATGAAATGCTGCAAGACTTCATTACCTGGTGGTCACATAATACACCTGATATCCTTACGGGTTGGAACGTGAATCTGTATGACGTTCCATACATCGCCCGTAGGGTTAATCGTGTACTTGGGGAGAAGTGGATGAAGAGTCTGTCTCCCTGGAACCGTGCAAACGAAAGGGAGGTTTATGTCCAAGGGCGTAAAAATTATGCTTACGATATCTCTGGTGTCAATATTCTTGACTATCTGGATCTATATCGCAAGTTTACATACTCTAGTCAAGAATCTTACCGACTCGATCACATTGCTTTCGTCGAACTTGGTCAAAGAAAAGTTGATCACTCTGAATACGAAAACTTCAAAGACTTCTATACCTCTGATTGGCAGAAGTTCATGGAATACAACATTCAAGACGTTGAACTGATCGACAGATTGGAAGATAAGATGAAGTTGCTTGAACTTGCCATCACGATGAGTTACGATGCCAAGGTCAACTTTGAAGATGTGTATAGTCAGGTCCGTATGTGGGACACTATGATTTATAACTATCTTACAGATAGAAAAGTTGTCGTTCCACCTCGTAAAGGTGCTAAAAAAGATGAAAAATACGCAGGAGCATACGTCAAAGAACCGATTCCTGGAAAGTATGATTGGGTTGTTTCTTTCGATCTCAACTCTCTGTATCCTCATCTCATTATGCAATACAATATCTCGCCAGAGACACTCATCGACGCCCGACATCCATCGGCAACAGTTGATCGAATCCTTGAAGAAACGCTAGATATTGATGGTGAATATTGTGTATGTGCAAACGGTGCTCAGTATCGTAAAGATATGCATGGATTTCTACCAGAAATGATGCAGACAATCTATGATGAACGTACCATCTACAAGAAGAGGATGCTTAAGTCTAAGCAAGCTCTTGAACATGCCAAGACATCTACGGAGACCTTGGCACTACAAAAGGATATCTCAAAGTTTAACAACATCCAAATGGCGAGAAAGATCCAACTCAACAGTGCCTATGGTGCCATCGGAAACCAATACTTCCGATACTACAATCTGGCAAATGCTGAGGCGATTACTCTCAGCGGGCAAGTCTCGATTCGTTGGATCGAAGGCAAGGTAAATCAATACCTAAACAAACTACTCAAAACGGAGGACCACGATTATGTTATTGCTTCCGATACTGACAGCATCTATATCTGTCTTGATCTACTCGTTCGCCATGTATTTGATGTACAAAGTGTTTCTGCAGAGAGGGTCGTTGACTTCCTCGACGTTGCTTGTAAGGAACGAATCGAACCATTCATTGACAAGTCCTACAAGGAACTAGCAGACTATGTTGGTGCCTATGAACAGAAGATGTTCATGAAGCGAGAGAACATTGCTAACAAGGGCATCTGGACTGCTAAGAAGCGATACATCCTCAATGTCTGGGACAGCGAGGGTGTCCGCTATGAGAAACCTAAACTGAAGATCATGGGTCTAGAGGCAGTTAAGTCTTCTACTCCTGCTGCTTGTCGCACCGCGATTAGGGATTGCATGAAGGTGATCATGAACAAAGATGAGGAAGCAGCACAGAAGTTCATCGCTGACTTTAAGGATGAGTTTTCATCATTGCCAATCGAAGATATTTCTTTCCCACGCGGTTGCAATGGGATAAATAAATGGTCGCACCCAGCGACAATCTATAGCAAGGGCACACCTATTCACGTTAGAGGCGCATTGCTTTACAACTTCCATAACAAGAAGAACAAACTTACTCATAAGTATCCTCTTATTCAGGATGGTGAGAAGATTAAGTTTGTGTACTTGAAAACACCCAATAAGATTGGGGAGAATGTAATCAGTTATCTGGGCACATTCCCGAAGGAGTTTGGTCTTGACAAACAGGTAGACTATTATCTACAATTCTCAAAGTCGTTTCTAGATCCTATTAAAGTAATCATGGACGTTATGGGGTGGCAGCCCGAAAAAGTAGCATCACTGGAGTTTTTATTTGGATGAACAGAACACGATTCGTAGTTACATATCAGAACGCTTTTGGATTCTCTGCACGAGAAGAGAAGACGTTTTCTGATTTAAAAGAAGCACAATGGTTTGAACGTGCCATGAAACGTTCTAATTTTATTACAACTATTCTGGAGGTTAACGAGTGAATTTTCTACAGGATGTAGCAAAAGAAATTGGTAATGAGTATGCAGGACTTGTCAGTGATGGTGTCGCAGCAGGAGACACTTCTGATTTCATCGATACTGGTAGTTACATTTTCAATGCTTTGGTTAGCGGTTCAATCTATGGAGGTGTCCCCTCAAATAAGATCACCGCTATCGCTGGTGAGTCTAGTACTGGCAAGACTTTCTTTTGCCTTGGGATTGTCCAGCATTTTCTTGACAGCAATCCCGATGCTGGGGTAATTTATTTTGAGTCTGAATCTGCTATTTCTAAACAGATGATTGAAGATCGTGGCATTGCATCTGATCGTATGATGATCGTGCCCGTTGCAACCATCGAACAATTCCGAACTCAGTCTTGTCGTATTCTCGACAAATATATGGAACAAGATGTTGCAGATCGTAAACCTCTGATGTTTGTCCTGGATTCTCTGGGTATGCTCTCTACAGAGAAGGAGATCGCTGATGTTGCAGCGGATAAGCAGGTTCGTGACATGACTAAGAGTCAGTTGATCAAGGGTGCTTTCCGTGTGTTAACGCTCAAATTAGGTAAGGCAAACGTCCCAATGCTCGTTACCAATCATACATATGATGTAATCGGAAGTTATATTCCCACAAAAGAAATGGGAGGTGGCAGTGGACTCAAGTACGCTTCATCAACAATTATATATCTATCAAAGAAGAAGGAAAAGGATGGTACGGAGGTTGTTGGCAATATTATCAAATGCAAAGCACATAAATCCCGACTAACCAAGGAGAACTCGCAGGTTGAAACACGTCTTTATTACGACCGTGGACTTGACAGGTATTACGGACTACTGGAACTGGGTGAGAAATACGGAGTCTTCACCAAGCGTGGGAATCGCATCGTCGTTGGTGAATCTACTGTTTATCCTAAGTCTATCCTCTCTGATCCGCAGAAGTATTTCACCCCCGAAGTGATGGAACAACTCGACGAAGCTGCGGCGCAGGAATTTCGTTATGGAAGTTGAGTCCTATGTTAGAACGTATGATAATGTTCTTGCTTCTGATGTATGTAAATCTATCATCGAAGCATTTTCTAAATCCAACAGCGAGTACATTGATCGAGAGCAGCGACCTGCCTTCACGCACTTAAATATATCTAAACCATATAAAGAAAATGACATTCTATGGGTAAAACATCATGACACTATCATGAATGTGTTTGATGAGTATATTGAAAAGTATGTCACTTCACTTGATTGTGGTCCTGATTTTCCATTCAATTCTTCGTATGAAGAATTTCGTATGAAACGATATGGAAATGATGGACATGATCAATTCAAAGATCATGTTGACGTTCAAGATCACCCAACTGCTCGTAGAATGTTGGCTATGTTCATATACCTAAATGATGTGTCAGAGGGTGGTGAGACATATTTTCCTAAACTTAACTTGAAAATCACACCTAGGTGTGGTAAACTCTTGATATTCCCACCTCTTTGGATGTTTAGACACGCAGGACTTCCTCCTGTGTCAAACGAGAAGTACATTATCGGATCGTATTTGCACTACCTATGAATCTTGAAATCACAATTCTCAGTAATCTTCTCTATAATGAGAAGTATGTGAGGAAGGTATTGCCTTTCTTGAAGGTTGATTATTTTACCGATCGATCTCATAAGGTTATTTTTCTAGAAATTCATGAGTATGTGAGTCAGTATGATGCACTACCCAGTCTAAATGCAATTGGTATAGAATGTCAGGAACGAATTGATCTTACTGAAGATCAATTCAAAGAAATTATTCAGGTGCTAAATGTCCTTTCCGATGATCCCGCAGACCATGATTGGCTCGTTGATACTACAGAAAAGTGGTGTCAAGAGCGTGCGATCTACCTATCTCTTATGGAATCTGTCAAGATTGCTGACGGACAGGATACCAAGAGGGATAAAGGCGCTATTCCTCAAATCCTTTCGGAAGCTCTTGGGGTTACGTTCGATCAAAATGTAGGTCACGATTACGTTTCAAACGCAGAGGAACGCTATGAGTTCTACCACAGAAAAGAAGACAAAATCCCCTTCGACCTTTCATTCTTCAATAAGATTACGAAGGGTGGTCTTTCTAACAAAAGTCTTAACATCGCACTCGCTGGCACTGGTGTGGGCAAGTCTTTGTTTATGTGTCACTGCGCCGCTGCAGCACTCCTTCAAGGTAAGAACGTCTTTTATATCACATTGGAAATGGCAGAAGAAAAGATCGCTGAACGCATTGATGCGAATCTACTCAACGTCCCGATCCAAAAACTAGCAGAACTTCCCAAGTCAATGTTCGATAAGAAGATTGCAAGTCTTGCTAAGAAGACTCAGGGCAAACTTATAATTAAAGAGTATCCTACGGCATCTGCACATGTCGGACATTTCAAATCTCTTGTTAGTGATCTTGCTCTTAAGCGGTCTATTAAACCCGATATTATCTTTGTGGATTACCTTAATATTTGTGCGTCCGAAAGATATAAGAGCAGCGTTGTCAACTCGTACACCTATGTTAAATCTATCGCAGAAGAACTTAGGGGTTTTGCTTGTCAGTGTGGAGTTCCTATCGTCTCTGCTACACAGACCACTCGTTCAGGTTATGGTAGCACTGACGTTGATCTTACTGATACTAGTGAATCCTTTGGTCTTCCTGCTACTGCTGATCTTATGTTTGCCCTTATTAGCACGGAAGAACTTGAGGGCATGAATCAGATCATGGTTAAGCAATTGAAGAACAGGTACAATGATCCGACAATGAACAAAAGGTTCTGTGTAGGTATTGACAGAGCGAAGATGAGGTTGTATGATGTGGAGGAATCTGCTCAGGAAGATCTTCAAGACTCTGGGCAGGAAAGCGAGAAAGTCGATCTCGTAAAACGATTTACAGCAAAGAAAACATTCCAAGATCTAAAGTATGATTGATCCAATTAAGTATGCAGAATTTGTCAATGCGGTCACGTCAAAACAAAGCAAAGAGCACGAAGCATTCGTTTATCGTATTCAAGAACTTGAAGGTCAAGGATTTCCTTCCGAGCGATTGCTTACTGCTTCTGTAGGCATGTGCGCCGAAGCAGGTGAGTTTACTGAGGTGGTAAAGAAGATTGTTTTTCAAGGCAAACCTGTCAATGAAGATAATCTGTTCCATCTGAAGCGTGAACTGGGTGACATCATGTGGTATGTCATGCAAGCATGTATGGGACTTGGCACTGACCTCAATGAAATTATTGAGATGAACGTTGAGAAACTTGCATCTCGTTATCCTGATGGTGCATTTGATGTTCACTTTTCCGAAAACCGTAAAAAAGGAGATGTATGACTAAAAAACAACATGTGACTAAATCTGGCGACACCTTTGAATGGGAAGAAACAGATGAGGTTCGTGAAGCAATTAAAAAACTTCATGCAACCAATCGTCTTCATGACGACATTCGTAGACTTGAATCCGAAGCAAATGATTATGGAGTTGGAAAATGAAACTACTCACACTTGAAGACTATCAAAAGGCAGGAGAAACATTTTGGCCAAAGTATTGGTATGTTGCCAAAGAACTTGGTGAAGATGTAAAACCTGAGCAGGTTTTGAAAGTCATGGAAGCAGTAGGTGGTCTTGCACTGAAACTTGCATTGGAAAAGAAAGAAAAAGAAGGACCGTTTGGTTTTAACAAACAATCTGGAGAATTTGATGAGTGAAGAATCTTTGATGTATCCTGGTGAAATGCTTGGACAACTTGCTATTGCACTTGAAAAACTAGGTTGGGATTACGGCGACGATGTTGCTGTAGAAATTGCTGGTTCATCTGTTTATATGATTGATGGTGCAGGTACAAAGTGGGCACCAAAAAAAGGAACAGTAAAATACAATAAAGATGCATTCATTGTAATTAAAAACAAATCTCGAAACCCTACTATCTCTTCAGCAAATGACGACCCCGAACGACTCGCACATCATTCCAAGGTGGAAGCAAGCAAGCAACAAAGCGATAGCGGAGAACCTGCTAACGAGCATAGCGGAGTTGGTTGATGGAAGATGGTATCGAACCGAAACCCTCGACTACACAGGAAAAAGAACCCGACGATATATCATTGAATCCGACATTACCGAAGAACCCGATAGTTCCGAGTCTGATGTTTCTGGGAGTGATAGCAGCGACACTTAGTGTGATCGTTGCTGGTTACTTTAAGGGTAACATGCACATTGAGGCAGTGTGGAAAACTCTTCACAGTTAATAAATAGTCAAAAAGGATATGGCAGTTCTCTCTAGTACATCTCCTGGTCAGTTAAGTAAATATGTTATTGCAACTGTAGAGTCAATTAATAGTGGCAGAGTTTCTACTGCCACTAAAACTTATACTTTGAAGAAAGGCACTCAAAATGATCAAGCA